TACAATAACGATTGGTATTATATACATAATATAAGTAATTAAAAAACTTATTATCTATTTATATTATAATGAAAAAATTTATTAATGATTCGCGTTATTCAAATGCTCCATTTAAAATTCCAGTAAAAAAAAATAATACTAAACCTCCGCAACCTAATATATCAAAACCAAAAAAAACAAATACAACAAATACAACAAATACAACAAATAATATAACTAAACCAAAAGAAAAAGAAACAATAAAAGAAACAGAACCAGAAATAAGAACTTATTATGTTAAAAAACCGGATATTACACACAATAATAAACATTTATTAGCATCCGCAACAACAAATAATTTTACTGCGAATACTGCTCCACGCGTATTGCCAAGTGGATATTCACCGGCTCAATTAAGAACCGCATATAATTTTCCGGTATATCCTGCATTAGCTACACCGACAACACAAAGAGCAATAATAGCAATTATTGATGCTTATGGCTATTCGGGTTCTGCATATAATGATTTACAAACATATTGCAACACATTTGGCATTCCATATCCTGCAAATGGGGGGACATTAATTAATGCGACAAAAATGCCCACAAATACTCCTAATAAACCATATTTTTTTGAATGGAAGCCAACTAAAAATATTAATAATAATAGTGGATGGACAACCGAAATGGCATTAGATATTCAAACTGCATGGGGACTAACACAACAAGCCGGCGCAGGAACAGCAACAAATGGGCCACATATTATTTTATTTCATGCATCGTCTGCTAGTACATCTGCTTTACTCACGGCATTAAATGCGGCAGTCTCAATTGGCGCAAGTGTTATTTCAATGAGTTTTGGCGCTGGCAGTTATATATCATCTTTTGAAACAACATTTTTTAATTGTGCAAGCACTAATAAAAATATTGTTTTTGTTGCTAGCTCGGGGGATTATAACACTCCTAATTATCCAAGCACATCAACGTATGTATTAAGTGCCGGCGGAACAACATTACAATTAAAACAAGATAACACGCGTAATATAGAATCGTATTGGTATGATCAGAGTGGCAATACGATTGTTGATGGGTCGGGCACTGGAAGAATGCCAATGACATTAGCGACAAATCCAACTTTTACGGCTTTTAGTAATGTTTATACACACGCCGGCAATGTTTTGAGTGCCGGCTCTACATCAAAAAATACACCGGATATTTGTGCGGTTGCGTCGCCTTCAACCGGTTTTGCAGTTTATCAATCTGGCTCATGGTATGTTGTCGGGGGAACAAGTTTATCTGCTCCTTTAATCGCATCATTTCTTATTATTATTAATCAAATTAGATTAAATAGCTCAAAAGCTCAATTAACACAATTACAAGTAATGACATGTTTATATTCAGCGGCGACACAGTCAAATATTTATCAAATTAATAATACGACGAATGGAACGCCAATAATTAATGGCATAACTGATACATATATAACAACTAATGGCATTTCGTATGACCTTGATTCTGGATTAGGCGCATTATCAAATAATTTAGCAACACAATTTGAAAATTTATAAATATATAATATATAATATAAATGGCGCGCATCAGTGGGGATAAAAATGTAATTAATTATAAGCCAACCATTCAATTATTTGAAGCTCCGTCATGGTGCGGACATTGTAAAAATTTTTCTCCTATCTGGCAGCAATTACAAGAAATTAAAACAACACGTGAAAATGACAAACAAATAATCAAAGCAAATGAAATAATTAATTTTGAATCTTATGATGATAATCATCAAAAAACAAAAGACGAAGATATCAAAATGTTTCCTACTTTAAAATTTATTATTAATGGTGAAAAATATGATTATACGGGTCAAAGAACTCATAAAGAAATGTTAGCTTTTATGCTTGACAAACTAAACCAAAAACAAAACTAAACCAAACCAACAAAACAAAAACCAAAACTAAACTAAAACAAAAACAAAAACAAAAACTAAAACAAAAACAAAAACAAAAACAAACTAAACCCCAAATAATTAATTAAAATATTTTTTGAGATAATAAAAAATCTTTTATGAGTTAATAAAACTGAGCATATGTAGCTTATTTTTATTTATTATTAAATATAATATAAAATTATTATTATATCAGTATGAAAATAAATTTATACAAATAAAATATGTATAAAAAAGATGTTTTTGAACCTGAACAAAAATATATTGTTGAAAATTTAAATATTTTAATTGTTGACGACGACTATAATTCGGGTAATGCATTAAAAGATATACTAGAAATTAGAGGACATAAAGTAACAGTAATTGATGAAAGTATGAAATGTATTAATAAATGTTTCACAAATAAATATGATATTATATTTATGGATTATCATATTGACAGTGATATGAATGGATGTGACATTATTAGTTTAATTCAAAATAATCATACAGATATATATATGTATACCGCAGATAATTCAAAAGATACTTTAAATAAGATAAAAGAAAATAATATTAATGGTGCTTTCATAAAACCAATAAATCCTGAATTAGTTTCAAAATTTATGTCAGCAATAGAAATAAAAAAAAATAATAAATATTTTTCTCAATTAGCGATGAAAAATAAAAATTTTATTTTTTTTAATAAATATTAAAATTAAATTAAATTGGATGATATAATGAAAAAGTAGAACCTTTATTATATTCAGAACATACAGTTATTTTGCCCCCTAATAATTCAGCTAATTTATTACTTATACACAATCCCAAACCGGTTGAATTAATATCATTCATACTTTCAGTTGTTCTGCCAAATTCTTTAAATAATTTATTTAATTCTTCTTCTTTTATTCCTCTTCCATTATCTATTACACTAAATACTAATTTATTATCATTTATATTTATTTTTAATTCTATTTTACCCCATTTACTGTATTTTATTGAATTACTAATTAAATTTGATAATATTTGATATAATCGAGTATTATCAGTATTTATAAATTTTGGACATTTTTCATTTATAATATATTTAAATTCTAATCCTTTATTTTCTGCGATATAATAAAATTCTTCGTGAATACAATCAATTATTTCTTTTAATTCATGACATTCAATATTTAAATTTAATTCATTATTATTTATTTTTGTTATATCTAATATATCATCTATTATAATATTCATATTATTACATGCACTATTTACTTTTTTTAATGTTTGATGCATAGTATTAATATTATTTGTATTATTTGTATCATCATTATCGCTTGTTGAACTGCTCATATTATCAGAATCTGATTTTGGAGAATTACAATTATAATTATAATTATAATATTCAATATCAGTAAATAATTTTTTACACATATAAATACCGGTATTAATTACTTGTAATGGATTTCTTAATTCATGACTTACATAAGCAATAAAATTATTATTACTCGCATTTGTTTCATTTTTATTTTTATTTATTTTTATAGACATATTATTTATTAAAACACCTAACATACAGCGAAATTCTTTTGTTATATTTATTAATTCTTTATTATTCGCATCATTTGTATCAATAATAAGCAAACCATTTATTTTATTATTAAATAATATTGGTAGTTCTACTATATATGTTTTTACAACATTTGCGGGTGTTATTAATTTATAATCATCATTTTTTATATACAATTCTATATCAGTATCTATATTTAAAATATCTTTTAATTTATTTACTAATTGAGTAAAAAATATTTCTGGTTCAATACCATTTAAATATGAATAATAAATTTTATTATAAAGTTTTATTAATTTAGCATTCATTCTAAATTGTATATTATTGTATTTTATTTTTCAATTATTAATACTGAAAAATTTTAATAATATTAATCCCATCCAATAAATAATTTATATATATACAATTTATATATTAGATTATGAACAAATTAGATGAATTAGACAAATTAAATCAAAAAATTAAAAGAAAATGTGGCATAAAACATGACGAAAATTCAAATGCTAAAAGACAATTTCAATGTGAAAGAATACAAAAATTAATTGATGTTTCAACAATTAAAGATAATAATGAAATAATAAATGTAAAAATTATTGTTCATATTTGTTTTCAAGATAAAGAAACATTAGATGTAAAAAATGATATACAAGAAATGATAAATACTTTAAATAGAGATTATAATAATAAATCAACAAATTTTAAAAAAAATTATAATACTGATAATAAAGAATTACAAGAAATATATAATAATTATATTTCATTGGCTGGTTCTGCTAATATACATTTTTCATTAGATAGAGTAATTTATAAAAATTTTAATATTTCACAACAATCATTAACGCAATATGAAATTTTAATGTATAATAATGGTGACTTAGATACAATTAATAAATTAGTAAAAATTAATCATTCGCCGTCTATTGATGCAAATAAATTTCTAAATATTTGGATTGTTGATTCTCTCGGCGGCGGCTTACTTGGTTATGCTACTTTTCCGTGGGATTATAATGAAGCAACTAAATTATTAGACGGAGTTGTTATTAATAGAGGTGCGTTTGGTATAAATCCAAGTATGAGCGATTTTAATTTAAATAAAACTGTAACTCATGAAGTTGGACATTGGTTTGGTTTATTTCACGTTTTTCAAAATACTTTACAAAATGATTTACATAAAAATGAATTTGCGTTTGATTATAAAGGCAAAATAACTGAAGAAGAATTTACTGGCGATTGTATTGAGGACACACCCCCGCAAAATTGTGCGACTTATGGCAATCCATTAATTGATACATATCTATGGCGATACACTGAATATAAAAATACTAAATCGTGGCATATGTTTATGAATTTTATGGATTATGTTGATGACGAAGCAATGTTTATGTTTTCTAAAGACCAATGTAAAAAATTAAGACTTATGATAATGCTTGAACGACCAAATATAATAAATTAAATTTTAGTTTTTTAAAATTTTATTGCTTTCTCTTTTGTTGTGTTTCTTTCTTGAAGCAAACATTCTTAAAAAGATAATCTTATTTGTGGATTACTTTTTATTTGTTCTAAATATTGTATCGTGTTATGAATATTTTGCGTTACTAAAATTGGAATAAAATATAGTCAGTATAACTATATTTTTATTTTATTCATGTTGTTTTTCTGCTTTTGTGTGATTTCTTAATAGTTCTAAATAATTCATTTTATTTCATAAATTACACAAATTTTATAATATAAATAAATTTTCATTTTTTATTTTTATATTCCCAAAATTTGTGAATGTGTAAATAATGCTTTTAAATAAACATAAATAATTTCTCTGTCATTTTCAAAATTATTTTGTAATTGTCTTTCAGAATTTATAATATAATGTGTAATATTTGTTATAATAAATCTTTGTAAATTATGATATAAATCTCCTTGTGGATAATCGTAATTATTATAATCATATTTAAATTTAGCTAAATACAAATCTAATTTATTGATTACAACTGCTGGAAAATTCATATCGAATAAATGAAATGTGCTCATATATATTAATATTAATTTTTCTGAATAATCATTGCTTTGTAATGAATATTCAGTGACAATATCTGTCATTTCATCAAGTGTTATTTCATCAATAGTTAAATTATCGTTCTCATCAATTATTATAATATTTGTGTTATATTCTTTTTTTTGAAATATACATAATATAATAATTGTTATTAATATTATTATTAAAATTATTTTCCACATTTTATATTATTATTTATTATTTAAAAAATTTGAAAATATTAATATTTTATAGGTATGATATTATATTTAATTAAATTTTATATCGTAAATATGTATATTCTTAATAATGTTGATTATGATCATGAACACGATCTCAGTGATGATGAAAACCCCGATATTGTAGTAATTAATTTAGATGAAAATGAAAATGAAAATGAAAATGAAAATGAAAATGAAAATGAAAATGAAAATGAAAATGAAAATGAAAATG